TTCATATTCAATGCTGTCCATTTGCAACCAATTAGAGATATCGCCAAGGTAAATGCTGTTGCGAGAACATTGTCGGTAAAATGTATTGCAACACATGAAGTTTGACTAACACCTCTTTCTCTCATGTGTAACGCAAGACCAATAATCATATTTCTGAAAGTTTTACCAGAAATATTAGCATCACCTGCTTGAAATACAATTCCGTTGGGTACTCTTTCTAAATGATTAATAGCATCAAAGGCAACATTATATAAAGGCGTCTTCATTATGCAAACATTTCCAATGCTGCTTCATAGTGAGCTTTACGATCTTCTAATCCAATTGTTCCACCATTGATTTTCTTTGTTACTGTAACAATGTCGCCTTTGTCTGCCCACTGATTTAATTCTCTTGAATCCCAGAACCAACCAGCTGACCAGCATGCACCCTCATCTGTACTCAACCATTCAGTTGCCTCAGCAAAGTCCATTTCCATATCTTTAGCAAACGCTTGATAGTTCTGCTTACCAGTTAACTGAATTAGTCCACGACCACAGTAACGATACCCATCACCAGATGCTTCATCGCCATTGCCCATACGATTGGCATAAACACGATTGGCAATCTTCTCTGGCTTCTTAGCATAGTCATTGGCAATAGCATCGCTAGTAAAATACTTCGCGAATGTTTTCCGTAAACCTTGTGCTGAATAATTTAGATTCTCTTTTGTGGTTCTAAGCCCACCAGACTCATGTCCAACTTGAGCGAGGAACATAGCAATACGTTGTGGGTTGTTAATCTCATAAAATTCAAGCACCTCATTTAGAGGATCTACGAATCTTTGGATAATATCTTCGCCAGTATCTTCGAAGAAATCGTTCAGTTGATCAAATGTTACTACCATTTCAAACTCCTAATAAAAAGAAAACGGGGAAATTGCTTCCCCGTTATTTATTAGCTCAAAGTTGAACGTATCAATTGATTATACGCTTCATAAACAATTTCACCACGTGTCATACCAAGGTCTTTCAATTCTCTATCAGTAAGTTGATTCAACTCTTTGATAGTTTCATAATATCTAAACCAATTTTTAATATAACTAACGATCATTTAGATTTCTTCGAGGTGGTTACCTCAACTTCTTCATCATCAATGTTTATACGCTTTGGCTTCTTATCTTCTGGAATAATATGTTCCAGCCAGATCTTCAATAGTCCATTGACCATTTGCGCATTGTTCACAACAACATTATCTGCTAGTGAAAATGTACGTTGGAATGGACGATCGGAAATACCCTTGTGAAGAAATTGTTGGCTAATACCATCTTCTGATAATGTATCAATTGATGTGTGACCAGCAATCTTTAGCTTATTATCTTCAAGAGTAAGTTCAATGTCCTGCTTACCAAAACCAGCAACTGCCATTTCAATTACATAAACATTGTCATCTGTTTTCTTAAGATTGAATGGGGGATACCCTGCTGTTGCTGCACTGTTGGCAACTAGATCAGCTGTTTCTTGAATCCTTGCTAGGAACTTATCAGATCCAACAAAAAACTTATCAAATTTGGCAAGGTCAGAAAATGTGTGATCAAATTTATATGGTGTCATTTTAATTCTCCTGTTAAAGCGAGAGTTTATATTAATGAGCCCCGAATGGCAACTCACAATATTATATAGGTTTGAATTTTAGTTTTTCAAGGGGTCAGTGCAACTTTTTTTCATATGTTTCTTTGGCAACACAAAACATTATTTTTAAATGTTTATCATATAAAAATATTGGAGTCATGTCAGCGTCTTCAAACTCTTTTGATACTTCTAATAGTTTTTCATATGAATTAGACGGACCAGAAAACAATGCTGATTCCTCAACTACATATTTTGGTATTTCTATTGTCGTAAATCTATTAGGTTTCATATAAATACTACATAAGTTTGGAGGTTAACATGTTTGGACGAATTCAAATTATTATAATCGGTGGTATTCTTCTTATGGGTGCTCTTACAGGTATATATTATTCTTGGAGATCTGGAATCGAGCGAGAGGCTCTTCTACAATACAATCAAAACCAACTAGAACAGAACATCAAAGATCAGGAAGCTTTGAAACAAAAACTAGCTGATATGGATGCAAAGCAGAAAGAGATTGACGCTGCCAATATTGCCGACAAAGGCGTCTTCAAGGGAAAAATGGAATCAATCAACACTGAAATTGATTCTCATAAGTCAGCTGATAATCCTGCCTCTGATGTTCTAAAGAAAACCGTTGCGAAACTAAAGGATGCCGTAAAATGAAAATCGTAATTGCCTCTGTACTTGCTCTTGGATTAGCTGGTTGTGCATCAAAGCCAGCTCAAGTGCTAACCAAAACAGAACTTCAAGTTTATGTTCCTGAACGTACAATGTTTTATTGTCAGAATGTCAGACGATTCCCAAATCCAGATACACTGACCGATGCACAGGTAGCAAAATTACTAGTTGAGCTGCATTCAAAGAATACTGAGTGTCAGAAAAACATGAACGCTGTCTATAAGACACTTGCTGAAGCTAAGAAAAAAGCCGAGCAACAAAAGAAGAACTAGTCGCAGGTTTTCCAAACTTTGCAGTAAACGACATACTCTTTTGTGGGTTCCTCTGTAATTACTTCAACAACAGAACCAAGTGGTGTGTATCCATAGTTACGAATAGCCCATTCGTGCTTCCACTCTTCGGCATCCTCTTTGGTAGCAAATCCTTTTGCTTGGAAAGTTGTATAGCTACCATAGTCATATTGTTTTACTATCTCAACCATCATTCATCCTCTGATTTACGTTCAACATATTCAATAGTTGGTGTATATGGAAACTCAATATACACACGACTGCCTCCATTAGTAAAATACGACTTATTCTTCTCACCAGTTTCTTGATTAGTATGCCATTCCCAAAAGACTTTGCCATTGCTATCATAGGCAAGACCATTTTCATCCTTGAACACATGACTACAGCGTTTGTTCTGATATTTGGGATCACCGCCATAATAAAGCTCATTCCATTCCCAATCCTCACCAGTCAACGGAACAAGTGGTTCGAACGATGCTAATGTTTTGAACAAATTAATTACATATGGCGCTGACATACCAGAGTGTCCTGCATCAGAAAACACCTCAAGCAACTTCAATACATGCTCGCAAATTGCTTGCTGCATCTCATCGCAGTATTTGCCATCATCATCGATCCAGCCAGCAGCGCGGAACTCTCTCATTGCATGTTCTTTATAGTTGCTCATATTCGACTCCAAACTGTTTCTTGATCTCACGCTCTACATCTTCTACTACAGCAACCATCCAATCTTTTGCTGTGATATTGCTGCCGTGCATCTTATAGAAAGTACCAATATCCGTAAGCGGATCATTCTTGATACGATCGACTACATCAAGACATTCTTTGATGATTCGCTCAGCAAACTCCTCAAGCTCACCATTAAGATCATATCCCTCGATGTACGGAGAATAAAGTTCTCCATCGTATTTCTTAAATCCAGCTTTGATTGCAAGTTCGTGGATTAGCTCTTCGTTCATCACGCCACCCTCCATGTATACTCGTCCTGCGTCATTACGGTCTCCATGCCGTCGTACTCGTCGATGCGGTATAGAGTCCCTTCTGGGAGCTCGCGTATCTGCAAGTTAGAGAACATGGTGTCTGCCTCCCCACCCAGCTCCTCGACTACCTGCACCAAGATGGGGTCTGCACGATCATCCTCCAGATCATACCGAGTAAAGGCGTCAGGCACTGGTAGTCCCTTTAGCTCCCAGTAGCGAGCGACTGCCTTGTCAGACAGTTCAAAGCCGCCGAAACAGCCGTTGTATACGATCTTTGCCATCACGCCACCTCACCAAAATCAAAACTAGCCTGATAGCTATTGATCGAACGACGCCAGTAAGCGATCGGTGAAGGACCGATGAACGACAATATTGGCGAAGTGTTTTCCCATACCATGTACGTGCCGTCGAGGTTCTTCATGGCAACGTCTACTGTGTAGTGAATACCTTTGGCATTGTCATTGCGAATCTTCTGAGGAAGTCGACGCTTGAACTCATAGCGATTCTTCTTCCAGTGGTACATCTTCTCAAACTTATCAGTCATCTTTGTTCTCCAGTGTATTGCGCGTTTCATCTTTCAGATAATGATAATCTGCGAGTGAAACATATTGGATTATGTCATTGATCGCCGCTTCCAACTCTTTATTTTCTTTTTTCAGCTCTAGAATGCGGCTATTAGCTCGTTGCAAACGTCGATACAAAGTTTTGAGTGAAAGATCGGGCATTTCATTAGTGTCAGTCATTTATACCTTCCTTCAAGAGCTAGCCGAGCAACCATTCCACAACTCGTGTCATCGGTTTGTGTTTCTTCTGCTACACATTGTCCAATTTCACAAGAGCAACTCGCTCCATAATGAATCAGAGCATCATAGAGTTGCTGAATCTGATCAGCTTCTTTTACTAACTGTTGTGCTTGTTCTAGCATCCTATCGATTAGTTGTTCACTCATTGTATCACCATTCTGTACCAGTTATTTTACCATTATAAATGTAAACGTATGAAAAGTCAACCCCATAAGCAGGTACAACCAGTAATTTTTCTGGCATACCATTCTCATCTTTCTTACCAACCAATGAATGGATAAACAATGTATCAGGAAATCGTTCAGCATTAACACGACGAAGAAACTCTGCTTGCTTGTCGCATTTATCTTGTAGTCGTTCGATCTCTCGCTCTTTATCAGCGATAGTCTGCTTCATCTCCATAATACCACCTGAACCAGAAATGAGTCGATCATTTTCTTTAGCAACAGCTTCTGCAAATTGCTCAAGAG